GGCATAAAAAGCGCATAGTGATCCTATCCCGCCATCATACCCGTGAAGCTCAAGAAAGCCTTTGTTGTGGTGAAAGAATTCGTCCGGCAATGGTTCTATCGGAATTTCATAATCCGTATTGCAATGAACAAATAAAAACGATTTGTCGTCAGAGGCGGCGACTTGAAAGCCTGCGTTGTATAAAAGCCCCCTGTTCCATTCCTTTTCATCAGCTTGCTCAATTACATAGATTTTATAGATAACCCCAAGATTCTCTTTCATCACAAGGCGGATATTTTCTATCCATTGCGAAAGCTCTTTTTTCCTAAACGACTGATCCCCGATTGCCCTATGCGCCGCCATCCAAGCTATTTTCATTTCCTAAAAATGGCGCATCCATTCCTCCAAGATTGCTCTTCCCATAATAGGCCATGTCCCGCTGTCTTTAGCCATTGGTAGTTTCCGTAATTCTTAATGTCGTTTGTGTCGTCTAGGGCAATGATTCCGCCCTCTTTAACTTTTGGAAAAAATACCATAAAATCAGCCCTGCCAGAAAAAGCCCCCCCATCCAACAAAAGAAAATCAATTTCATCCTTTAGGCTTAAATGTCCCCAAGCGTATTTTGCCGCCACCCTAAAATCTTCCCTGTGCCATTCAATTATATGCTCCAAAGGATATTGATTTAGTTTGGTTTGCGTAGTTCTATAAAAATCCTCGACTTGCGATACGCTCATCCAAAGCATTGGATTGCTAGAAAGCTGGTTAATAGCAAGCCCTCCCTGCCTTGAATCAAGATTGTATTTGTGTCGGCCTATGCGGTCTGGGTGAATCTCAAAGCTTAATAGCTCCCTTGTTCTAATACATTGAGTTGAGCCATCTCCAGTTCCTCCTCCTATCTCAACGCCAAGAGAAAGCCCATCGCTATATTTTGCTAGGGCTTGGCCGAATGGATCGTTAATGGTTATTTCTTGCATTTTGGTTTTGTTGAGTTTTTTAAGGCATGAACAATCACATAGTTGATGACTGCTTCCTTGTCCTTGGCAAGCAATTCCATCCCAATCTTGTAAAGTTCTTTCTCCGCCTTTTCATCGTATTCAAAATCCATAAGAACATATTTTGTTTTGTCTAGGCGTGACTTGCCAAATTTAATCATACCAAGCCCCTTGGTATCCTCACCTCTTTTGGCTGGCCTAACTCCAAGAATTGGCTTTTCTTTTTTCATAGATGGCTTTTCCCTTTTCATAAAACTCTGGCTTGTTGTGGTTGGCAAACTGCTGGTCTGTTTCTTTTTTGGTGAACATTGGATTCTCATGCACAAACTTCAAATCCCTGGCTTCAATAACAACCCCATCCTGGTAGGCTCTGTCCGTGAACTCATTATCGGAATACAGCCCATCGGATTCCTGGTATTCTGGGCTAAACATCCACCCACCCTGCTTCTCAAGCCTCTTTTTGTTCAGAATGGCCATACAAAGCAGTTTATCTGTTCTGTAGCCATCTGATACTGCCAGGACGGCATCCCCTGTTTTAGAGCCAATTAAAGAGCAAATAGAGGCATCCCAATGCCTTGGCGGGCTCCAATCGTCCGACATTTGAACAATAATGTCTGCCTTGGCTAGTTTTGCCCCTTGGTTCCAGGCATTGATAATGCCCCCAGGATTGCACCTAATGGCCTGGTGTGGGGTGTAGTCAATGGGGTCATCATGATCTACCATGAACAGCCACTCAATCTCTAGGGGCTTTTGAGCCAGGGAAAGCCATTGAAACCTTCTTTGCCAGGCAACTTGTGACCTTCCCCTGGTGGCATGAACCATGGTGATTCTGGGGGCTGGCTTCATCTTTTTCATTTTTTCAGCCTCTTCCTTCTTGCCCACACAAACAGAGGCAGTTTCATACATATCCATAGCTTGCCAGTTGTATATGGCTTCAACCTGGTTCCAGTAGTGGGAGGATGGCCTTGGCAGGGACATGGCCGCCCTGGCTGAACCCCAAGCCTTAACCCATTGCCCCCTGCCAGCATATTCAAGGGCTGTCCAGTAGTGGGCTTCCCTTCTGTCTGGCTGGAGGGTGATGGCTTGGCCAAGGTATTTTAGCCTATCCTCTAACTTTGCACATCTGCCCATATTGCAAAGCACATCATATCGAAGGGTATCTTCCAGATCAGAGAACATCAAGGCCATTGCCCCAAACTCAAGGCACTTCTCCCAATTCATGGAAAGGAAGTATTCTTGCTGGGTGTAATAAAGGCTGTTGGCCGCAGGAGCCAGGGTGTCCTTTAGGATGGCAAAATTTCTGTCTGCTGAAGTCTTTTTATAGCCATGGGGCTTGTGAACCCTAACCACCTTATCAATGCCAAACATCTTGTCTGGTTCATGGGCTACAAGCATTTCATGAACCCTATTCTTCCAAGAACACTTGCCCTTCCTTGAGGCCATTTCGCGGAGGGGAATCAGGCCAGCATTTTGGACATCGTATCTAAAAGCAATTAAATCTGCCCCTCTCTTGTTGGCCTCATCAATGGCATCATCAACCAAAGCCTCTGCCCCTGGTTGCATTACATCATCAGCATCAACCCAAATAGCCCATTCATTCTTACAGGCATTAAGGGCTGTATTCCTAGCCCCAGCAAAATCATCTATATGAGGCCAATCAGTTTTTTGATTTTTATAGTGAACAATTCTAGCCCCGTGAGCCAATGCAATTTCTTCTGTTTTGTCTGGCTCAAGGCTCCCCCTAGCAATGCAAACAACAAGCTCCTCTGCCATGGGCTTAAAGGATTCAAGGCATCTTTCAATATAGGCTTCTTCATTGCCAGCTATTAGGTAAAGGCTGATAGGATTTCTCATTAAGGATTTCTTATTAAGGATTTCTATTTGCTATATGTCAATGCTTCCTGGGCATCTTGAGCCGCGCCCATATCTGAATAACTTGGAAGCTCATTTTTCTCTGCTGGCTTTGAGCATCCAGAGAGAATGATTGCCAAGACAAGCCATTTCATTTTGTTGGTATAAAAAGTGAGGGCTGGAAGGTTTCCCCTCCAGCCCCCACCAGGAACACACAAGCAACTAATCTTTAGGCAAAGCTGGTGGTGATACGCACACCGGCATTCGCATCAATGACTTTCTCCGAAGTGTTCATGCGAACACGGAGAACATTGGCACGACGGGCTTCATCACGATAGCTTTCAGAGACAAAGCCTCCGGGGGCATCAGCCGACCACACCAGGGTACGACCAACTCCACCAGCGGTGAATTGTCCACTCTGCACATTGGCAACCACAATCTGGCTATTGGGAACAATGAAGCCACCAGAGTAGCTCTTGTTCTTGTTGGCAGAGTTGATGGCGGCACGGCCTACGAGAACACGCTCAACCGCGAGGGCGGCGGCAATCTCGGCCTCACTCAAGAGACGGCCCTTGGTGTCAGAAACAACACCGAAGAACTGGTTCTGGAGTTTGGTGGTGCGGCGGATACGCTCAAACACAGGGGCAGACATGATGACGGTGTTCGCCTCATAGCCAAGCTTGTTCAGCTCGGTGCGAGCGGCGGCCACATCACCAGCCACATCAATGTTGGCCAGGTTCGCATTGGTGTATGCGGAGATGGCAGACTGATCGGCGGTGGTGAAAGGCGTGTTGGTGGCAAACAGAATGTCACTCACACGCTTCTCATGTCCAAGCTTAATCTGCCGGAGCAAGAAGCGGGCAGACGAGGCTTCGAGATCAAAGAAGCGATCGGCATCAGCGCGGAAATCGTCTCCGATGAGTTCCTCGAGGCCAAACTCGACCGTGTCGTAGGTATCAGTTCCAAAGGAACGGATAGCACGCGCGTAGTCAGAGCCAGAGGCACGGGGCTTGGAGTCATTGTTGAGGAGGTCAGCCTGTGCAAGCTGAACCTTGAGGTATTGGCCGCTCTTGGCAGAGACAGGCAACAGAGGGAACACCTCTGCACCGATCAAGCCAGTATCAGCATTGGGGGCTTCAATCAACGCTTGGTTGATGTCTGCCCGAAGGGTAGTTCCACCAGAAATAAAGCTCATTGTTTTATTCTTTCTTTGTTAGGGTTTAGACCAGGGGAACAGCCACTTCGATCACAGCAGAAGTCGCGGTGGCGGCTTCCAGAGCAATCCCGGCAGTCACAAGGTTCGCCGCCAGGGTCGTCACCTGGCCAGCAGAATCAAACTTCAGCACATCACCAACGGCACAGGTGCCGGAGACGGTTGCGAAGAAAGTGTTGTGAAACAGCTTCACGGTCACATTGCCGCCAGCCGCCACATCTTCAATGGTTGAACCAATGGCCTTGGTCGCACCGGTCACAGCCACATCAACACCACCAGCAGTCGTGGTGGAGGGCTGGACAAAGCGATAGGCCGAGATCGCGGACGAAGTGGAGAACGTCCGGTATCCATTATCAATACTCGTGCTCATTATATTTTATCCTTTTGTTAGATGTTCTTGATGCCACGGCCAAGAGCCTCGGCATACTCATTGGGGTTTGAAAGCATGACGGCCTTCATAGCCTTCAGCTTCGAAGTCTTGTATTCCGGGTGAGCAGACACAAGGGCTTCAAAGTTTTTCGGCTCCTCTTTCTTCTCAACAGGAGCCTCAACAGCAGGGGAGGCAGGGATGGGCTTGATGCCAAACTGGGTGAGAACTTTCTTCACCACTTCGGCCATCTCAACACCTTCATCCTCTTTTTCCTCATCCTCTTTTTCAATGACAATGGCGGGAGCAGATTCGGCTTTCACCTCTTCTTTTTTCTCCTCTTCCTTCACCATTTCTTCCTTGGGTTTCATCGCCTCTTCAAGGGCGGCGAGACGAACCTTAATTTCGTCCATGTCCTTTTTGTAGTCGTAGCCTTCTTTGTTTTCCATTGTTTCTCCTTGTTTTGTCAAACCATCCCCTTCGACAACTGCTTCTGGCAGATCAACAGGAATAGCTTTTCCTCCGGCCATGTAGCCGAACTTTTGCATAAACTTCACAACCTCTTCAAACAATCCATTGGTGGCGGCTGGGCTGGAAACCAAGTCAGCAGAGGCAATGCTTTGAGGGCGAATGTAGTCCTTGCCCTCAATGGTTTCACTCTCATTCACAAAGGCAAGGGAGATGCCAAACTGGTCTGGGGCTTCATCAGCCATTTCCTTGATGAGACCATAGTGGGGGCTGTTCTTCAAAAGCTTCAAATCAGCCACCAGCTTATCCCCTTCAATCCTTGCATTCCTGGCAAACCCTACGACAGCGTCCAGACCGGAGCCATGATTCATCTTCACCTTAACCCCATTGGGAGCTTGCTTCATGATTTCCATGGCCTTCTCAAGGCTCATCTTGTCCACAAAAAGGTCATGCCCCTTGGCTTCCCCAATCTCCAGAATGCTTACCCCGCCAAAGTCGTTCTCTTCCATTTCACAATCCCCACATTCCATTTCCTCTTCATCCCTGTAAGTTTTATAGGCAACACCCGCCCTCTGGGATTCATTGGGAAAACGACTTATAG